GCAGGACAAGGTATCGAGGGCGCATTCGATAGCGCCGTTGTTCGAGGCGGGGATGGTGTGGGCCCCGTATACGGACTGGGCGGAGGAGTTGGTGGAGGAGTGTGCGGCGTTTCCGAACGGGGATCATGACGACATGGTGGACTCGACGACGCAGGCGTTAATGCGGTTTCGCTCGGGGAATTTTGTGACGCTTGGTTCGGATTTGCAGGACGACGAGGACGAATCCGCCGACCTTGTTCCAGAGTATTACTGAGGATGTTCCACGTGGAACACACGGTGCGGCACTTGTCGGGGCGGAAGATTAAGGCCTAAAATTGAGCAATATCATAGGGTATTTTTTCGTGTCAAGTTCTTGGTGCGGCTGGAGAAGGAGATAAGTCATGGGTGACAGGTTACGCGACTACGGGTTCATGAACCCCTTTGACCCCAATCAGCATCTTTCTGGTGGGGCCATTGATGACTGGCTCGTAGACACGGCCACCTACAACTCCATTCTTAAGCAGTTCAACATCGCTTCGCAGGTTGAGTTTGCGGTTAAGGACGCGCAAGGGAGAACGGTTGGATGGACTAATACTCCTCCGGCCCAGCCTAATGCAAATGTATATGTTGAACGGGGCATAGGAAACAGCTTTACATATGTATCTGAGAGATTCTCTCGCACTGGGCTCAATGCTGCTGGAAGCACAAAAGTAGAAGTTATGCCGGAATATCGCTGGAGAATTACCGGCGATATTGCGGGAGCAAACCAAGCGTTTAGGGATGCTGGGCTGCAAACAACGCAGGCCAATCCTAGATTGGGGCCAATGATCAATGGCGCATACATTAACCCTACTGGAATTATTGACGGGGCGACAGTTCGATCAACTAATCCGGGTATTTTTGGAGGAGGAGGAGGAAGTACAACTACTTTTTACGTCGATAGTCCAGATCCTTTAGGAGTTATCGGAAGCGCAAATCCAGTCATAGCCCCGGGCCAGTCGCTTCCTGACAGCGGGAGGTTTAACAGTGCATATCTTGGCTTTGTGCAAGGCGGAAATCCAACCGATGCGGGAACTGGTGGAGCATATTCAAGATCATTTGGGTCAAAAGAATTTGTTGTTAACGCAGATGGGTCAAGGGGATATGTACAAGTAAAATCAAGCGCTCCTAATTATTACATTGCTCCCGGAAATACTTTTACCGCAGGAGGCGGGGTTTACGATAGAAACAATTTTAACGGATATGCGGGGCGCATCAACCAAGAATCCGCTTCAGTTATTCGTGAACTGTTTAATGACCCAGAGTTTGGGATTTTGCGAGACAAGCCTGAGGCGATGCGTCAGGTGGCAACTGAAAATCCGGTCCTAAGAAACTCTATTGGGCAATACATCAACGACACGGCGGCTTACTATCGCTCTAAAGACAGCGGTGGGGCATTTAGCGTTATTGCTAGAAGTCTTGGAACCATTGCACAGTTTGCAGGGCTTGCAGCGGGTCTTCATGGAATTGGTTCTGCCATCGGAGCCTTGACTAGCGGCGCAGGACTTTCCGGGGCCTTTTCGGCAGGCGTCGCGGGAGCAGGAAACGTCGGAAGTATTGGCAGTGTCGTGTCGGGAATCATAGGAAATCCCGCGCTCTCTACTTTGATCAACACAGGTGTGGGAGCATTTACTGGGGGCGTATCAGGAGGGCTTCCGGGAGCGTTGCTCGGCGGAGCTAGTTCCTACATAGGCGGAGTAGAAGGCGCAGCCCTAGGCGCGGCGGGGGACTTCCTGCTTCCCGACAAGGCGGGGCTCAAAGCTCCAGAACCTTTTTCGATTAGGGCGCAGGGAGAAGAGGGAGAGCAACAGGGGCCGGGGCAGGCACAGCCAGACTACTCTGGCTATCCGGGCCAACCCGGGGACACCTCTGCCTCTGACTATCTTGCGGACGCCTACGGTTTTTACAAATCACAAAACCCGTGGGAATTCACATTGGGCGGTCGCGGTGTTTCTTATGACACCAGAGACCCTTACTCCCTGATTTATTCGGAAGGTGACTCTCCTTTGACCTATGGGCCCGAGGATGACCCTTATGCGTCCATGTTCTCCTCTGAGGAGGGCGACGATAGCCTATTCACAACAGCGTCACGTCCTTTGATGGCGGCCTCAAAAGCTCCGTCTGCGCCAAAGGGAAGCACGTATGATTACATGGGCAACATGGTTAACCCCGCCCAGCAGGGAGAGGACGGGCAAGGCCCTTCCGGGCAAGCGGCTAAAGACCTGTCCCTCTTAAGTCGAAGACGGCGTCAGGGACGGCGGAATCCGGGAAGAAGGGTTCAAGTTGTTTCGCCGAATCTTTTGCCGCAAACGACACAGCAGCTTGGGGCGGGATTAAGCGCCGCTGCGGCTTCTGAAGCATCCCCCTCCGCCATGTCCCCTACATTGCCGGCCCTTTCCTTGGCGCAGCCAACGCCTCCAACGCCGTCTTTCACGCCCGAGAAAAAAACGCAGCAGCCGGCCATGCGTTCACCTCAGCCTCTCGCGCTCCCAACAGCTGCGCCCTCTCCAGCACTTAAGATAGCGCAGTCTCCAGCAGCGGAAGTTCCTCCAGAGTACTACCGTGGAAGAGACGGAAAGGTTTATGACCTAGAGACCAACAGGCCAATCAATCGTCCGACCGCTGCAATAGGAACAAGAATTGCACCCACCACCGCTTTTCGCTCGCTGGCGGCGGAAGGCGGCGGGATGTCTCCGCTAGAGGTGCTTGCAATGCAGTCCTCCCGCTATGCGTACGGCGGAGAGGTAAACTTTCCCGGGCAGCCATGGGCCCCTCGGCAAATTGAAGGCAATGACGTTGATTCGTTCATTCAAAAAGCTGGAGAACTGATGGCAAAGGTTGCGCCGGAAGAAACCCCGGAGGATGTCGCCAAAAAAGACTATGATAGGCTGAACAATAGTTCCCCGAACGCCATGGCTGCGAGCGGCATGAACTCTTTCATTAAGTCATACGGATAAACAAACGAGACATCCTTCATGCCAGTTCAAAAAGCCCTGAACCCCGCGCCTTCGCTTGAGGTCATTGCCGTCACAGACGAGATGCCCGACATCGAAGTGGTGATTGACCCTGATGGGGGCGCGACGATTGAAATAGGGACCATGGACCAAGGCCCACGGGACTTCTACGAGAACCTCGCGGAGCGCATCGACGAGTCTGTGCTGTCGAAGATCGCGATGGACTTGTTGGACCTATATGACTCTGACAAGGCCAGCCGTGGGGACTGGGAGACGCAGTACACCAAGGGCCTTGAGCTCTTGGGCTTGAAGCTGGAAGAGCGTACAAAGCCCTTCCGTGGAGCCTCGGGTGCCGCGCATCCCATGCTTACAGAGGCGATTGTGCAGTTTCAGGCGCAGGCATTTAAGGAACTGATGCCCGCTGGAGGCCCTGTCAGGACGCAGATTGTCGGCAAAGAGACCTTGGACAAGGTTCAGCAGGCCGCGCGCGTGCAGGACTTCATGAATTACCAGATTACTTCGGTGATGTCGGAGTACACACCGGAGATGGACCAAGCCTTGTTCTACCTTGGGTACGGGGGTTCCGTGTTCAAGAAGACTTATTTTGACGCGACGCGCGGCAGAATGGTCAGTAAATTGGTTTTGGCCGACGATTTGGTGATTCCATACAATGGATCGAGTGTGATGAGTGAGTGCCCGCGCATTACTCATCGCATTGCAATGTACGAAAACGACTTCAAGAAGCGTGCGTGGTCGGGAGAATACCTTGATACCACGATTTTTCCGTCTCCGAGTCCCGAATCTCCGTCCGAAATCCAGTCTGGAATCAACCGACTGGTCGGAATTGAGCCCTCAAGCCACACCGACGAGATTTTCCTGCTCGAATTTCATGTTGATTTGGACATTGAAGGCTTTGAAGACGAGGATGAAGAAGGAAATCTGACCGGAATCAAGCGCCCATACGTCGTAACGATTGAAGAAAACAGTTCCAAGGTCGTTGGAATCCGTCGTAACTGGGAAGAGGGCGACGAACTCAAGCAACGAATCGAATATTTCGTTCATTACGTCTTGGTAGAAGGCCCGGGGGCCTATGGCCTTGGGTTTGTGCACTTGATCGGAGGCCTTTCCAAGGCGGCGACCTCGGCACTTCGTCAGCTTTTGGATGCTGGTACGCTGGCTAACCTGCCTGCAGGGTTCAAGGCCAAAGGCGCACGCATCGCGGACGACGACAATCCCATCCAGCCGGGCGAGTGGAGGGACATTGACGCGGGCGGCGCGGAACTTTCGGCCTCTTTGTTGCCGCTCCCGTACAAAGAACCAAGCAACACCCTGTTCCAGCTGCTTGGATTTACGGTTGAAGCCGGTCAGCGCCTTGCCAGCATCGCCGACATGCAGGTCGGAGACGGAAATCAGCAGGCTGCGGTAGGAACTACCCTTGCATTGCTGGAACGCGGCTCGATGGTGATGTCCGCTATCCACAAGCGGCTGCACTATTCGCAAAAACTTGAGTTTGAGATGCTCGCGCGCGGGTTTGCTCGCTGCCTTCCTGACTCATATCCATACGATGTGCCCGGTGCAAGCCGCACGATCAAGCGTTACGACTTCAACAACATGGTCGCGGTGCTTCCGGTATCCGACCCGAACATTTTCTCAAGCGCACAGCGTCTCACGCTGGCGCAGATGCAGCTTGAAATGGCGCAGAGCGCGCCGCAGATGCACAATCTGTACGAAGCCTACTATCGCGTCTACGCCGCGATGAACGTGCGGGACATTGACGGCATTCTGAAGCCTCAGAACACGCAGATGCCCAAGGACCCGGCGTCCGAGAATGCAGCGGTGATGGACCTAATGGAACTAAAGGCCTTTGCTGGGCAACAACATGATGCCCATATCATGGCACACCTACTAATGGGGATGTCACCGTTGCTCCAATCCATGCCTCAAGCGGCGATTACGCTGCAGAAGCACGTATTTGAGCACATTCGGCTTAAAGCAGAAGAAGATGCGGAGGCCGAACTTTTCCGCCAGTATGGGAAGGACCCAGAGCGAATGGTTTCTGCGATTCAACGAGAGGGTTTGATTGCAACATTGATTGCAAAGTACCTGCAGGAAGCAAAGGCTATGCAGGAACAGCTTTCTGGCGCGGGCGCGGAGCAGGCGGGACCGGACCCGGTAATTGCGTTGAAGGAGAAGGAACTGCAGCTTCGTGCACAGCAGGACCAAGCAAAGCTGCAAATAGAACAAGCGAGACTGCAGCAAAACGCGCAGATTCAACAGCAGCGAATTCAATCGCAGGAAAAGATTGCAGGAGCCAGAGTGGACGTTGCACGCGAACGAGCGGCCATGATGAACGAACAAATCCAAGGAGCACAGCAAAATGCCTCTCAAGAAGGGCCGCAGTAAAAAGGTCATTAGCGCCAACATTGGAGAGATGGTCCGTAAATTCAAGAAGACTGGCTCTCTTGGCACAACCAAGCCGAAGAGTGTCAAGGCTGCCGTGTCACAGGCCGCTGCGATTGCCTACGGGAAGGCTGGAAAATCGCGCATGAAGAAGGCCGATGGCGGAATGGTTCGTTCGGTTGTTCGGCGTGACGGAAGGACGCCTACCAAGATTTATTGAGGGAAAAGAATTACTTGCCATGGTGTGCATTTGACGGCACCATGGCACCGCCTTCAGACGTGGCCTAATTCGTCTGCTTTTCATGGAAAAAACCATGTTCGAATTTGCAGAAAGTCTCCTTAAAGAGATACGAAAGTTGCAGGCTGACACAGAAACGTTTGTGCTCAACGGAAATATTGCCGACATGGAGCGTTATCGTTTCATGATGGGCCGTCTTGAAGGTTTGAAAATGGTCGAAGCGATTGCCAAAGAGCTTTTGGCGAAACGCAGCGGCGATGATTTTTAACCAACGGGAGGACACTCATGTCAGCAGAGTCTGAAGAAAAGACATTGACAGCGCTTGAGCAGAAGTGGAGGGAAGCCAGCGAAGAAAGGGGCCCTGCACTAGACGATGCTTATGATTCTGAGGGGAAATTTCGTCCCGAAAATCTTAACAAAACATTGCTAGACCTTGTCCCTACTCCCGTGGGCTGGAGAATTGCCATTCTTCCTTATCGTGGGCCGGAGAAGACCAAGGGCGGTATTGTTTTGGCGGAAGAATCAGTGCGTCGTGCCAATCTGGCGACGACTTGCGGTTATGTCTTGAAGGTCGGCGACCTTGCCTACAAGGACGAAAGTAAATTTCCTTCCGGTCCTTGGTGCAAGGAAGGCGATTGGATCATCTTTGGGCGCTATGCCGGACTCCGCATCAATATTGACGGAGGGGAAATTCGTATCTTGAACGACGATGAAATCGTGGGCCGTATTAACGACCCCGAAGACATCCTTCACATGTGAGGAGCATGCAAATGGCAGACGAAGAAATGCAGTTTAACGTAGGGGAAGACGAATCTCCCGCAACAGTCACTATTACCCCTGAGGAGTCAAAGGTAGTTTCTTCCCCTGAAGTAGGGGAAAGCGAACTTGACCAGTACAGCGAGCGAGTAAAACGTCGGATAGACAAGTTAACTGCTCGTTTGCGCGAGACTGAGCGTCGTGAGCAGGCCGCGCTTGATTACGCTAGAAATGCCCAGCAAAAGGCCGCCCTGTTAGAGCAGCAATACCAAAAAACTGACTACGACAGGCTGTCAGAGGCTGGAACAAGGCTTGACAGTCAGGCACTGGCGCTAAAGCAAATAATCAGGAAGGCGCGAGAAGAGGGGGACTTTGACACTGAAACAGAGGCCCAGCAAAGATTAACCACTGTGATGATGGAGAGGCATCAAGTGGCAAATGTTGCGTCGCAAAAGGCTTCTTATTTAAGCCAGCAGATGCAGCAGCAGCAACAGCAGCCCGCGCCCGCCGCCCCTGCTGCGCGCGCTCCTCGGTCCCCCGACCCCAAAGCGGAGGATTGGGCGGAGCGAAACGAGTGGTTTGGGCAGGACACGGTCATGACCCATGCCGCTTGGGGGATTCATAAAGAGTTGATTCAGAAGGATGGATTTGATCCCACCTCTGATGAGTATTATGATGAGCTTGACAAAAGGATGCGAGATCTGTTTCCCCAAAAGTTTGACAGAGCATCCACGATTTCCAGAGGTAACCGGCCCGTGCAAACGGTTGCCTCTGCCGCCCGTTCAATGGGCTCAAATCATGCACGCCGCACTGTCCGGTTGACTCCGAGTCAGGTTGCGATTGCCAAAAAGTTGGGTGTTCCGCTTGAGGAATACGCCAAGTATGTGAAGGAGTAGGAAATGTCTGACGCTTTGAACGTGCCGAAATTGAATCGCAGTGACCGCGAAACTCGTGATGACGCTGCGCGCCGTAAGCCGTGGGCTCCCCCTTCGCGACTTGACGCCCCGCCTGCCCCTCCGGGCTACAAGCATCGGTGGATTCGAGCAGAAGCCGGTGGACAGGAAGACCGAATTAACATCGCTGGTAAGCTCCGAGAGGGCTACGAGCTTGTTCGTTCGGATGAATATCCTGAATTCACCGCTCCATCCGTGGAGGATGGCCGTCACGCTGGTGTTATCAGCGTGGGGGGACTTCTTCTGGCTAGAATCCCTGAAGAGTCCGTAGAAGAACGCAGGAATTACTATTCTTCCCGCACCCACGACCAGCTTAAGGCTGTCGATAACGACCTTTTGAAGTCAAATTCGCATTCATCGATGCGGATTGACCGACCGTCGCGGCAGACCAAGGTATCTTTTGGGGGG